CCATTAGTCGCTTTCAGGTTCGGGTCTCTTCTTCATCAGAAGGGATTGCAGAGTTGGCGTCATTGCACCGGAAACAGGGGATGTCGCCCCAATCCCACGAAGCACAGGAGATACGGCGGGGATGTTGCCTAGCCTGTTTGCCGCAAGAGATGAAGAAAGGCCACGGATGCCAGGAAGGTATGGAATGGCTAGCGGGCTAGTCATAAGTCCAGCACCCTGCGCCAGCAATGAGCGTCCAGCAGTGCCGGAGTCAGGGTATGCAGACGGAAGCCGCATCGAGGCAGCATCGGACAAGTCCTGCATGAATGCCTGCCCACGGGAGTACCTGAGATTGGCAACGCCACCAGATGCCCTCTTAACAGCCGTCGATAGGGCATTAGGCGTAAAGCCTTCTGCTGCCCGAGCCCCGCTGCCAGCATCGGAAATGATACGGAATGCCTTCCATCCCTCATTCAATGAGCTAATCCGATCTGCCATCTTTGGATTGGAGCGGGCCAGACCGTCACGCAAGGACTGCTGTACATCACGAAATAGCGACGCTAAATCGCGTTCGTATGGCCCTCCAGATAACAGATTTGCTACTCGCTGACCAAGGTAGATATCCACAGTTTTCCAGGCTTCTCCATTGACCTCCCTGCCGTTACGCAACTGAGGCAGGACAACCTGAGTCATGGTCGTTCTGTATACATCCTGCTCATTCTTTGGCAAGCGTCCTGCTGCTTTGGCAATGTTGCTTAACGTGCCAGCAAGTTCAGGGTCAGCCTTGAATCGGACAAGTGGCAAAACCTCTTCATATCCTGCGCTGATCTTGTCACCAATTGCCTTGATTGCCTCACGGCCAACTGGTACATCGTCAACACTTTCCCCGATAGGATCGAGCGCATACTTGTAAGCGGCCCTGTTCAGTTCATCAAGACTGGATTTGCGAGCGGATGTAATCGCATCGCCGACGATAGGGATAGATGTTGCCCGGTCTTCTACAGAACCAGCCAATCCGCCAAGCGTTCTTCCGGGCGTGGGATTGATCTTGTTTGCCCGCAACGTCTTGACGAATTTATCTGCGCCCGCTGTCGCAAGGGCTTTCAATCCTTCAAGTGCCCCAGCAGTAACGCCACTGATAGCCGCTTGCTTAAACTTTTCCTTGGCATAGCCTTGCCCTGCATCAACAGGGAATGCGGCCCCCGTTGCTACAGCACTGGCGATATTCTCTGCTGCGCCTGCTGGTCCAAGGGCAAGACTTATAGGAGCGCCAATAGCCACATTGCCCGCAGCCCGCATCCAATCAACGCCTGTATTGCCTACCGCCTTTCGGGCATCTTCATACTTCTTGTCGAATGCTGCCTTTCCTGCATCAGCAACCTTTGAGACAGCCGCTGGAAGATTGTTAGCTAGTCCGATCATGCCGCCTACAAACGGCAGATTGGACATTCCAGGCTCTTGCTTCAGGGCCTCGCCGACAGGGGAAGCAATGGCGTGTGCTGCACCTTGAGCAATGCCTACTCCCGGATCGATGACGCCTGTAGCAAGCCGGTTGATCGGGTTGGCAAGTTCTATCTGATCGGGCGTTGCAGCAGCAGGTGCCGCTGACATTTCCTTAATGGCAGATGCGATCTTCTTTGCGGACTCGACATCACCGGCCTTGTGAGCGTTTACAAGCGCGCGTTCCGCTTGCTCCCGGTTCACTTGGTGTACCACTCAATCAAATCAGCTGCTGGCGCATCTTCGGGTGGCTTTTGAGTAGCGGCAGCAGGCTCTGCGGGAGCTTCAATCCCCAGCGTATCGCGGGCTTCTTGAGGCATTGTTTTGTAGCGATCCGCCCACTTTTTCTGTGCTGTCCTGTGGACGGATTCGTTAATCTTCAGCATGTGCTCAATGTTATCTCTGCTGAAGGTAATTTTCCCTCCCTTGGCTTCCCGCAGGAACTCAAGGTCTTTGCCCGTAAACCCGTTCCCAGTCCCAAGCCCGGAAGTAGCGATAGCGTCTAGAGTGTTAGTAGCGAAGTCCGTGACGAATTGTTCCGTGTTAGCGATTGCCTTATCATTGATCGTTATACCAAGCGCACTGAATGCCTTCGCTGCCGCAAGCTTGGTTTCTGCGCCAGTTCCGGTAAACACGTCGCCTTCCCGCAATACCTTGCGCAACCCAGCGACCCTCGCCAGGGCTTCCGGGGCCTTATCTGCTGCGTCCTTTAGCTGGATGTCCTTATCCGCCTGTTTGACGGCTAGGGCTTCTCCATATTTGCCTTCGGTCTTGGAAATGACCGTCACGGAGTTACGGGCAGCGCCCTTCTCCCGGAGCTTGATCATGAAGTCTTGGACTTCCTTGATAGGCTTAGGATTGCCTGTCTCCGGGTCCCATGCAAAGCCATCTGGAGGATTTCCCTTGACCTTGTTCCACATCGCAGACTTGCCCATGGCTTCAAACAAGGGGCCGCTGCGCTTCATGTCCTTCATGAGCTTGCCGATTTCGCTTTGCGGGTCTTGCTCTTTCAGCAATTCACCACGGTGCTTCATTGCTTGGTCTGCAATGTCACTCAACCCGTAATTTTGCAGAATGCCTGCGTATATTTCGTGAAACTTCGGGTCAGTCAATGGCATGCGACCCGTAGCATTTATGGGCTTCGTAACAATGCCGCCTTGTTGTTCAGGATCAACTGACAGAACGGGCTTAGGTGGCGTTTGTCCCATCCTGTAAGCGCCAGGGCCGGTAGCCGTGGGGCTTTCGGCCTGTACAGGGAAAGCCCCAGGTGTGCCCTGATTTATTGGAGAGTTTGCAGACCCAGGCAGTGTAGAACCGGGCGACATTTCTACAGGCCCTTCGTCGCGCTGATTCATTTCGCCTTCAACCATCGCAGCATGAGCTTGTAAGGCTTCGTCGTATGCTTTTTTGGCAAGCATCATGCGCTGCTGCTGCGCTGCTCTTGCCGCGTCCTCTGCGTCCATCTGACGCTGCCGCATCTGGTTGACTTGCAGCAGGTTAGCCAGTGACGCGGCATTGCCGGCAGTCTCCAGAGGGTCATTGATCTGAGGCTGACGCCCCATCAGTGGGATCATGGAGTTCATGCGCCAGTCACCCCGTATTGCGAGCTAGGAGTCTTCAACGCATTAAGCAGACTCTGGCTCTGGTTGTAATTGATGTACGAACCAATCCCCTGATTAACTGCATTGCCTACACCCATGATCCCTGCCGCACGTGCATCGCCTGCATTCTGGTATGCAGTAGCAGCATTGTTAGCAGCGTTAGCCCCAAGCGCACCAGTCTGTGTAGCAGTTGTCTGACCAGTCCCAGAGATACCAGCAAGTTGGTTATACATCTGGTTCTTTACAACCTGATCTCGGTTAAACGCTGCGTCGTACTTGGTTCCCGCGTAGTCTTGGTTGTACTTCAACAGAGCCTTAAGCGTAGACCCGGAGTCGTACCCGCCACGCGCTGCTGTAGCACGATTAATCCCCTTTTCGCCCTCAGACAAGCCAAACTGATAACCAGGCTCGTTTTGCAAGTCCTGCCCGGTAAACTGCTTCATCAGCATGCCGTAGTCGGAACCGCCCGGACCTGTAGATGTTCCACGCGAAGCAACTGAAGCGTTATATGCTTGCTGTGCGCTCAGGTTCTTGTTCAGAGCCTCTTCCAGCGCAGCTTGCGTAGGCATGCCGCCCGGAACTTGGCGCTGATAGTCTGCAATCAGGGACTGTCGGATTTGCTCTGGAGTCTGGCCGGCAACATTAGCGCCAGGAAGAGAAGCGGGATCAGGACTAAGGCCCATCAAATCCATCAGGCGTGATAGAGACAGTTTCCCGGACTCACGCCACGGAGCCATGTCCGCACGAGAAGTATCAAACTGTCTCTGAGTCATCCCCGCCGCTTGGTTAGCAGCATTAGCCTGCTGATTCCCTGCGGCTCCCGACGCCAATCCGCTTAAGAGTGATCCACCAAGGATTGCTGCTCCGACTCCTACTGGCATTATGTGTGCTCCGCTATTAGGTCTACTTCATCCTGCCCGTGCAGGTTATGAATACAGTAAATGATCACGTCTTCTTCCAAAGAGACGAAAGTGTGCTTAATCCCTGCACGAATGAATATAGGAGCAGGAGCATGGAAATTACCAATGTTCTCGTCACCCACGAATACAGTAACCGATCCCTTAGCGAGCATCGAGTGATGATCGTAGGTGTGTGTATGTTGTGGGAGTAACGTCCCTTCGTGCGGGATATGGATTTGCTTGATAAAGATTCCATCAACAGCAACATTCCATTGCGTTATGCCACAGTTCCATCCGCTAATACCCAGACTATCGTCGGAGATACTTGCTTGACCCATATCGGCTTGTTCAGCGTCGTGTCCCAATACTGTCTCCCTAGCCACAACATTGATGTCGGCCGCTCAGCGGTAGTCCCAGATTGGGACAAAGCCGCAGATACTTTCTGAACCCTGCTGAACCATTGCAACCACGGTCGCGTAGGGCCATCGTCATCCGATACCTTGCCCTGCGGGATGTCCGGGAAGCTCATGAGTAGTCAAGCCATGCGCCGGCAATGACAACCTTGATTGGGTCGGACACGGACACGTCGAATACCCAATCCCGTCCCTTGCCAAGCCTGCGCCATACTGTGCGCGTCTTGTACTCACCAGCGGCACCAATAGGAGCGGTGCGGATGTTACCGAAGCCGTGCCCGCCATCCTTGGAGACTTGCAGCATTGCCTGCGGGTCAGAACCTTGACCACTTACCAGTCCAACGCCAGATTCAAATTCAACGCGCAATTCAGAAACGCTGATAAAGCCTTCGTCAAATACGTGGCGCGAGACCATCTTGCGGGTAATAGGTTCCCCGGCATCCGTGTAAACGTCTGGCTCAAGGATGTAAATCTTCCCAGTTTCGTAATCAGATACGCGCAGGGTGCCGAGGAAGTTGGTATAAATCTCCGCACGGTGCCGGCCTTCTCCGCTGACCAGTTCAGACCATGCGTTAGAGTGACCGTCGTATAGCCACGACTTGCCCTCACCGGGGAAGTTAAGCTGATACATTGGATGTCCGCCCAACAGGTACGAGAACGCAGAAGCGTCTGCAATGGAGTTGTATCCGTTAATGATAGAGTCCAGTTCAGGCGTCGATACTGGCTGTGGCGTGTAGCCGTTCAGTAGTACTACCTGTGCCTGCCCCATGCGGTTTTTGGCAAGCCACATCAAGGAGCCTGAAAACTTGGCAAGAGACCACTTCGCTGCCATGCCCCACTCGACCGTGTTCAGGCGGGAGTAGGGGAAGTCCAGAGCGCCGGAGTTGTTCCAAAACTCAGTAGTAACTTCGCCCAACAAGATCACCTCGCCGTGATCTGCAATACAGTGCAAGATGGCATCTGAATTGGATTCAGCAGAGGCGAAGTCCAGCACATCCCATGTCGTAGGATCGTTGATTGCCGATACGAAGAATTTATTTCCTAGCTCGACAATGAAGTACCCGTCTTGCCATGTGCAGGTTGTTGCTCCGCTTGGGAAGTTCGTTGGTCCCGTAGCGAACGCCGATGTCGTTATGTTGTATGTGTAGGCAGTAGTGCCATCTACCACTAGTAGGTAAATAGTATTGATACCGCCTATCGTCATCCCTACTCGTCCTTGGGATGTTGACAGAGAACCAAGGCTGGTTGCAATGCCAGCATTGTTGATACTCCATAGCGTCGATCCTTGGACAACGTAGATGTAATCACCGTAGGCAACCATTCCACGACACGGATCGGCTCCCAAATCCACAAAGTTAGACAAACCGGGAGTACCGTATGCAACAACCTTGGTCTTGTCCTGTTCCGGGGTCAGTTCCAGATACATATTGACCCGGCGCTGTGCGGTTACATTAGGCGACTTCCCGCGCAGGCCAACGCCAAACAGGTTCAGCCTCACCACTCAATCCCAGGCTGGAAGTATGCGACCGTCGTTTCTACGTCTTGGTTACGGGCAAGTGCAATCGCTTCGTCCCTGAGACCTATCAGGCGTTTGGTAGGCTCACCCTGCCTAGCAGTGCCCCAGATGTCTACGGCAAGGCCGTAGTGCAACGCCCTGTACCACTGTTGCGGGTAATCAGGCGTGTCTGTGGCCGCATCGAAGTCCTCGATAGGAGACAGATAGACGCACTTCAGCCGGGCAGTGGTGTACTGTGGGTAGTAGTTCAGGTACAACTCACCGTCTGTAAGCTGAGACTCGTAGTAGTAGGATGAAGGCGTGCCAACCCATGACTTCTTGGGCAAGTCCTCGTATTCCTTGAGCGTCATCCGATACATTGGAATGTCGGCATTGTCCGCATTCCTGTAATCTATCGTGAGGATGTCCAGCGGCCTGCGTGCCTTGGTGGTGTAGGCAAACACTTTGGCACCAGATGCGGCAGCGTAGGTAGTGACGGCCGTAAGCGTAACCGTGGTGCCGGACGGAGCGCCGTTAATGGTTGTCCAGTGAACCACGTTGTTGTCCTGCACCAATCCGATATACATACCAGACGACAACCCGGTAGCAGACGCCACGACAATCGTGGACGAACCGAGGGCTTTTTGCGTGGTGGTTGTGGTCTCGACAGGAGAGACTGCCCAGTTGTCCCCATTGGGCCCGAGGGTGTAAGACCCCTCACTATCCTGTAGATAGAGGGTTGCTCTCTTGCGAGACCACATCTTCAGGCCGGGCGCAAAGTCTGCACTACCCTGCCATTGCTTTACCAGACGGTTCAGATACCGGCTGTATAGCTGTATGTCCGCATCGGTCGGGGTCTCAGAGTCACCAAGCGCGCCAATCTCGAACATGGCGTCCTTGATAATCTCATCCCGGTTGACCGAGAAATCTACGCTGCCGCTGCTTGCCATTGCATCACTTTCTCAATCGCGCTCCATACGGTATCGGGCGATATGTCATGTTGGCACATCGCGGTGGCTGTTTCTTCATGCTTGCGGCAATGATCCCAGCCGTAGTGCAGCATGTGGCACGGATAGCAACTAGCGTTTCCAAGCAGGTTCGTTGTGTTTACCCAATCCCTGCTCAGGTTCTCCACTGACGAATGGCTTAGAAATAGCAGCTTCGGCATTTGCAAGTGCGACACGGCGTTGAGCACGCCTGTCTCTGGCCCTACTACTAGGTCCGCTACCGTCGCAAACGCAAGGGTCTGCCTGATCGACCATTTCCCCGCACGCTTTACAATACGTGGTTCGTTTTCCCATCCCGCTTCCAATATCTGTGTCGTCGCATCCCCCGTCGTCACTATCTGACAGTCCGGGTATCTCAGCATTAGCCTCGCCCAGATCGCATCTATATGCGGCCAGGATTTGTGAACTGATGATCCAGCTAGCGCCCATAGGATTGTGAATCCTTTCTTCTGAGATTTCGCCCACTTGGTTTCTTCAGTAGTTGGATAAAACTTCGGGTTAGGCTTGAAGGGCACTTCTGCCAGCATGTGCATAAACTCCAGATAGTTCTGGTTCAAATGCTTGTGCCTGACAGCATGAGGCCACCCTGCCGCAGTCCTCCCCGGCATGGCAAGCCATGTGCCTTCTACCGACTCCGAAAAGTTAATCCACTTCGTGTACTTCTTCTTGGTGTACTCCCAAAACTTCGGCAAGTCTGCGTTAGCGACTTGGTCTTTATCCTGAACGATAAACCTATCAATGTTGGGATCATGGCGCATGATCTCTTCGCCCATCGGGACAGTGAACACCGTCACGTGGTAGCCCTCTGCCTTCAGGAGCGGAAAGATTGATGCAGTCTGGATCATGTCGCCGATTCCGCCGTAGCGGGTAACAGCGCATGTCTTGGCAGGCTTAGGCTTCTTCCAGGAAAAGTGCTTGCCGTTATTGACCTTCTTGAACACAAAAAACAGGCTGTACTCCTGTTCCTCGTTGCGCTTCTGTAAGTCAACTAAGTCCCAACCGTTAGGCATGGCGTCAACAACTCTGTCGTAATTGACGTTCCACTTGTGATCAGGGTTAGCGCCTTCTTCGCCTACCTTCGGATATTCGTCTTCATCCGGTACGTAGAGAATCAGATACCCGCCAACCTTCAGGACGCGATACCACTCCTTCAGCGCACCGGCATAGTCCTCGATGTGCTCCAGCAAATGACTGGAGAATACAAAATCCATGCTCTGAGAAGCGAAGATATCCAGCTTCTCGCATGTCTCCACAAATACATCCGGCTTGATGTTCCAGCCGAATTGCGCGTGGTTTCCGTTATCAACCCCGATGAAGTGCGGGAATGTCTTGTACGGTCCGCACCCTAGATCAAGACCCTTGCCGCGCGTGTAAGGAACGATCTCCCACTTGATCTTTGCTGACTCGTTGCCTTGAGGGTCATCGATACGCCAAGTCAATCAGGACTCCCCGGTTTCGTTCAAATCCCCAGGCATTTCAGTTTCACCAGTAGCACTAGGCCACCCGGCATTTTGACCAAACTTCTTACGTTCCATGGGAGGAATCGGCATCGCCGTATATCCTACTTCCTTGCCATCAAAGTTAGCGTCCGAACCGTATGTTATACCGCCAGGATCAAAGCCGAATTTACCGTCTTTCATTTTTATCTCCAAAAAGGGGGGGATTTCTCCCCCCCAGTTTACTTACGCTGCGCTAGTCCACTTCACGACACGCGCCTGACTTGCTGTGGTATGCACCAAGCCAAACCCGCCGAGGTAGTACCACGCAATGCCTCGCGAACGTCCATAGTCCGTCGGGATTTTGGCCCTGACTTCCTCCGGCACGCACACTGCTTCTGCCACAGTGTCATCACCGAAGAAGAAAATCCAGTCAGAGTAAGTAGACCCCGCCTTGGCAATGTTCGTCTGCTCGACGAAACGGCAGTTCTCATAACGGCCAATTTCACCGTTCATGATCATGCCGAAGCCTTCGGTGGTGTACTGCTTGATGGACTCCAGGCTGTTCTTGAGCGTCCGATAGGTGGTCGGCCAGGAAACAGCGTAGTAGTCATCTGCCGTGTAGGCAGGGATGTTACGTTCCTTCATCAAGTCAACAATCAACTTGTGATGGTTCGTATTGAACGCCTGCGAAGTCGTGGCAGTCACCGTGCCGTTCGTGGTCAGGGTAATCGTCGTGGACGACGTGCCTGCAACACGAAGAGGGGTCAGGTTAAACTGGTCGTATGCCCGTGCATCAAAGTACTTGGTGGCATCGTTACGCAGCGACTTCATGATCGGCTCGCGTGCAGCAAACTTGCTTAGTGCTTCGAGCTTGCCCGTGTACGGAACAGCAACACCGGCTTCGTCAATCGTCAGGGTTCCCTGAACAATCGTGAAGTTGGTTTCCGGCATCGTGGTCGTTTCCACGAGAGTCGTGCCAGCAGTTGCAACATCAAGTACGGTGTCCCAGGTGTACGTATTACCCTTGGACTTGCCTTGTTGTGACGCATCCTTGACGGACGCAAACTGACGGAATTTGGTCATCGGCTGGACAGCCGTGCGCAGTTCGTCAGACAGATTCAGCGAGTAGAAATAGCCACCAAGCGAGTTGGTGACCCATAGTTGACCTGCCATAATTAGATGCTCCTGCTAGGTGGAAGCTGACCTCTGGACTTTGCCAGTCGATCAATAACTTCCGACATTGTTGGGGGGCGAGGCGTATCTTTTTGTTCGATACGGGCACTTGCCACATTGATGTCCTGCAACTTCGCTTTCGCTTCCTGCTTTGTCTGGCCTGACAGTCCGGCTTTCCAGGTGCGGATGTCATTACCGACTTCGGACCAAATGTCGTACAAGGGTCGTTTGTCCCCTGCTTGACGTTTCTGGGCCTCCATCGATGCGGCGAGAGTCAAGGCGCGTTCGTCTTCGACGATGTCCTTGAACTCAGTCTTGAAGCGATCCAGCATGTGCTGGTTTTGAATCTCTTCCCGTACAAGCTGCATCACGTCTGGGGTAGCAGCATCGCGCCCCCTGATTGCTTGTGCGAGTTTTCTAGCGGCTTCCGGGTCAAAAGCGGCATTCTGGATAGCCTCCGTCAAGTCTTCTTCGACTGGCGGTGGCGGCGTGAATTGTTGGTTAGCGCGGGCTAGAAGTTCCTCGTATTGCTTCTTGAGCAATGCGGCCTCTTCAAGTCTCTTGTCTGCGGCAAGCTCCTTCTGCATGGCCCTTCGGCCTTCTTCCAGAACTTTGCTCTGCGGTACTTCCCGCTCCTCTCCGTCGATTTTCAGTTTCTCGACAGGGTCTTCTGTAGGAGCAGGTTCAAAGTCTGCTTCGATGCCAGGTGCATCTGGTTCGTATTGCGGATTCCGGTCTACATCCTCTGCGATAAACTCAGCAGGGTCTCTAAATGCTTCGTTAGCAGTTGCAATTTCCTGAACAGAGGGCGGCTTCTTTTGGAAACCATCGATGATGTTTTGCATTGCTTCTTGGCGCGAATCCGTAGCCATTTATAACTCCAATTGTTGCTTGGCCTGTTGGCCTCTTTCTGCAAGTTCAACTAACCAAGCCTGAAATGATTGAGCACGCCAAATCTCGTTCTGTAATTCACGGATGCGACGCGCTCTCCAAGGG